TGAAGTTGGGAATCCATATCTTGGACTTGTCCTTGACGATTCAACAGTTTTTATATCCACCGCTGACTGGTCGAATGGCTTTAAATAAATCAGCTCATGTTTTTTATTACCAGCCTTTTCACCAGTGGCAAGATTGATGCCTTCAACGGGCTCACTCAATTCCTTGCCGTCATTTATACCCAAGAGCAAAACACCAAATTCACCAATGCCGCTCAAACTGTCAATTCGTTGCAGATATTGTAAGATGTTTCTTTTCTTCATCAATGCTGTCAACTCTTTTTCAAATACAGTTTCGCCTGCATCTTCTGTTTCGTAAATGGTTGGCTCGGACGCCCATGTTTCCTCAGGCAGTATTCGCACAACACGTTTTGCAGTGCCTGAACGTTTGTACATTTCCTTATACTCAGCGGTGACAATAACGTTTGGATATCCGCATTCGAAGTTGATGTCCTTGCCTATGTTAAGAAAATTAGTTATTGCTCTTGTTCTCAGCAAAGACAATGAATTTTGAATGGGGCCGCCACGAAATACGCCACCCTGTTGAACCAGCTTTTCAAATTCCACCTGATTAAAAACAGATGGTGCTTCTTGCTTTGCATTTGTCACGGTCTTTTTTTCAGTTTTCTTTGCCATTGTCTATTCCTTCCATGAATTTTATCTTATCAATTTTTTCGTAATCATCTTCTTCCATTTCAAACATTTCCAATAATATGCCATCGCCCACAATCATTTCGTTGTCAATAATATTTGATATGGCGACTATTAAGCGGTCTTTATATTCCTTGTCTGCTCTAAAAAGAAAATCAGCGGTAAATGTGCTCACAATTTTCACAACTTTTATTTTAGACATTACCATAATCCTCCAGCCCTTCGCCTTGCCTTTGTTAAAAGATTAAATGCACCGCTGGATGTATCAACTTGGTCCTTGTATTTTGAATGCGGAAAATATTCCAATTCACTCAGATAATCTACATTCCATGCCGCTGGCACCATATAAACATTTCCAATATTTACTTGGATGGAAAAGGGGTCTGCTCGCAATTCTTTGGAGCCTGTAGGCTTATCAACAGCAACTCTATAACCTGCCAACATCTTTACTGTAGCAAGAACTGAATCTTTTCCGCCGCTGCCGGGCTCTTGTTCGAGTCCTATCTCAACATCATGCCCATCCATTTCTGCTGTGCTTTTAATTATCGATTCTCTTTTATCCGACGACCACTGTCCACGGATGACATTCAATATCCAATATCTGTCATTCGTGTCTCTGCCCATCTTTGTTCCAACTGTAAAACAACCACCGTCCTGTGTAGCTGCTTTGTCCCAATATCGTACAACACGTTTGTATTTTATTGTTGGTGGGGGGAGTTCTACATTTATTCTTTCCCATTTGAATAATCCACCACCTAAGGGTACTGGATGCTGCTCAAACTGTCCTGCATATCCAAACGGTCCCAGAGAAACTCTGGTTACTTGTAAAACACTTTGTGGCAAACGTACTGTGTCAAGCAGTCCATCAACATAATAACGCTCTGCACTTTGCGGTCTTACTTTGTCTGATAATTCTGCTGGCAAACAAATATGTTTTATCGGCGTTCCGCCTCGTGATGCTTTTTCTATCATGTTCGCCGTTGGGTCGTTTTGATGTAGTCTCTGCATGATTAAAATGATGGGTGTGACTTTTTTATCAACCATTCTTGTTGGAATAGTTTCATTCATCCAACGATTCGCACTTTTTAATTCCACTTCTGATATGGCTTCACCCGGATTCAGCGGGTCATCAATAAAAATAAAGTGTCCGTGTTTTCCTGTTATCGTGCCACCAACACCTGTGCTGAAACGAGCACCGCCCCTTGTCGTTGCAAAATTCGATTTGGCAAATTGGTCCATTCGTGTGTTCACCCAAACAACATCTTTTCTCACTCGTTTGCTGTACTTCTTGGAAAAGCATTTTACATATAACTCAGACAAAACAACGTCACGATTTTTCAAACCCAAATCCAGTGCAAGGTCTTTTGTATAACTGGCACCGATTATTCTTGCGGATGGCATTCGTGTCCATATCCATGCTGGTGCTAACACGGAAAAGATTGTTGACTTGGTTGTGCCTGGTGGAACATTTATTACCAAATCATATTCTTTGGGTTGTTTTGCAAAGACTCTTTCAGCAACGATTTGAAGTTCCTCGCACAAATATTTAATGTGCCAGTTCCAGACAGGTTCCTCTGGAACTACAGTACCCCAAAACTCCTGTACAAAGTCATAAAATGATTGTCTTGTTATTGATGCAATTAAATCAAACTCATCGAATTGCATATCACTTTTTAATTGGTTTTCTTTTAACACACTTCATCTCTTTTGATATTGATATTGATATTGGACTTGGAATTGGCAATGATTTTTGTTCTTCTCCAACTGTTTGGTTTTTTACATACTTTGTTCGTCTCATACTCTCCAAGATTTCTTTTTGTGTTTCATACGACAAATCCATTTCACCAACTCTCAATGTGTGCTCATGCACAACATTTCCATCAACATTCAAATCAACTCTTTCATTGTATCCACGATTTCTGTTGAATGTTCTGTTGGCAAATATAATTGATGATGTGTCACCAAGCTTTATTGATTTTGATAAAGCATCTTCGAAAAAATCACCACGTAATTCTCTGATGAAATCTACCATGTCTGGAAAGTCGGGGTCATTTTCCATCCAGCCTTTTAATGTTGTGTACGATGTTCCTGTGCGTCTTAACGCAACTGCCTTTTTGAAATTGGATGATACAAGTGCGTGGATAAATAAGTTTTGTCTTGTTCTGGTACCATGTTTTGCCAACAAAGCTTCAACTCTTTCAACACCAGATTTTTTTTCATCCAGTGCCATGATTTGGTCCCACAACTTATTCAGTTTTTTTGGTAATCTTCTGTGCACGTAATCCAAGAAATTGTTTGGACTGTTTGAATCTGTTTGGTAAATATTCCTGCCTTTTTTGAGTGCGGTTCTGCACAACTTTTTTCGTGCTCGCCAATTGTTGAACGTTGCACTATTCACCCCCAAACACTTTGCAATTTCGGTATTTTTCAAACCTGTTTTTGCAAGTTCGTATATGGTTAACGACAACGATTCCTTCCACTTCGACATCGATTTTCCTCATGTAGTTTTTGTCTTCAGTTTTTTTTGTGACGTGCTGCCTGCTCAATTATCGATTCTGCACTCAAAAAACAATTCTCTCGAATACTGTGTTCGTCTTTATTATACGACGAAAAATCAGTGATTTTGAGCATAATTAGAAGATTTTTTTTTCATCCAAAAAGCGGCTTTTTATGCTCAAAACAACGATTTTCGAAAAAACATACTATTTAATGGGATTTTTTCGATTTTGTTGTTGAAATATAACGATATAACGTTATACTTCTTTTTCCAGTCATTTGTTCTTTGATAACACGTTTTGTTTGTTTTGGGTAAGCGAAAAAATTGCTGTGAAGCGATTCCGAATAACCATCTGAAAGAAACGAACGAACCGCACCGACGAAAGAAATTGGAAAGTTAATAACGAGTTGTTTTTGGCGAATACAATCAAAAGAATTGCGCCCATCTGATTCATTGCACGGGATTGGTTGTTTGTTCGGGAGTTCAGCTGAAAAGCCCTGGCATGCTGCGACATGAGGCAGCGATGACGAACGTTCGAACCGATAAAAACAAACAATCAATTGGTCGTGTCTTTGCGTCGGATGCATCATTCACAAGAATGATGAGTTTGGGTGCCGTGGTCTGTATCTGAAATCAGTTCGATTCTGATTCGCACCTTTGTTGAAGTTTCATCCACCACTTTTTTGAAAGGCAAAAAAATGAAGCTGATTAAAATTATCAAAAGCTGGTTTTTGCAAGAGCACTTCAATCACGAATTGATGGAAGAGATTGAAGCCTTCCGAAAACTGAACAACTATTTCAATCAACAGTAAATCGAAACAAAAACTATTTCATTCACCACCACATTTTGAAAGGAGTTTAAAATGAAAGCCATTCGGGATTGGTCA